TACAGTTTGGTCACGTAAAAGAGGTGCTGGCAAAGAGATCGTAAAAAAGTTATCAGAACATTGTAAAAAGCTTTCTTATATAGAAAAATTAGTTACACTTTCACCATTAACGCCAATGGCTACTCATTTCCATATTAGTAATGGTGCAAAGTTAATAAGCATCAATCATACATCACAAAACTTTGAATACAAGTTATCATCTTAAAAGAAAAAATACTATTGTACTTTTACGTAAAATTAGTGTATAATAGTACTATAAAATAAAGGATTAGCTATGGCACGCAAAAAAAGCATACATTATGTCAACAATTCTGATTTTTCTACCGCAGTAGTTGAATATGTTGAAAGAGTAGAAAAAGCTAGAAAAGAAGATACAAAGATTCCTACAGTACCAGATTATATAGCTCAATGCTTTCTCAGAATTGCAGAAGGTTTATCACACAAAGCTAACTTCATAAGATACACTTATAGAGAAGAAATGGTAATGGACGCAGTTGAAAACTGTTTAAAGGCAATAGGAAACTATAACTTAGAAGCAGCAACAAGAACTGGTAAACCAAATGCATTCGCATACTTTACTCAGATAACGTGGTATGCTTTTTTAAGAAGAATAACAAAAGAAAAGAAACAACAAGAAATAAAAATAAAATATTTAACTAAATCTGGTATTGATAGTTTCGTTGATGTTGGTACTGAAGAAACTGCAGCAGGAACAGCAGCACACTTTGTAGATACTCTTAAAGATAGAATAGCTAGAGTGCGAAGTAATGATAATGAAATAAAAGAAATTGTCAAAAAAGAAAGAAAAAAACGTAAAGTTAAAATAGCAGATTCGGATTTAAGTGAGTTTATGTAATGAAAATAGCTATATTAACAGATACTCATTGTGGTATTAGAAATTCATCTGAAGTTTTTTTAGATAATGCTGAAGATTTTTATACAAATATATTTTTTCCAGAATGTGAAAAGCATGGTATAAAACAAATAGTGCATCTTGGTGATTATTACGACCATCGTAAGTTTGTGAATTTTAAAGCTCTTAATCAGAATAGAAGAGTATTTCTAGATCAATTAAGAAAACATAATATGACGATGGATATTATACCTGGAAATCATGATACCTATTATAAGAACACTAACGAGCTTAACGCATTAAAAGAATGTTTAGGTCACTATATGAATGAAATCCATATTGTTATGGAACCAACTGTTATGCAGTATGGATCTTTAAGTATGGGTCTTCTTCCATGGATATGTGCAGATAATTATGAACAGTCTATGAACTTTATAAGAGACTGTAAAGCTGATTGGTTAGGTGCACATCTTGAATTGGCTAACTTTGAAATGGGAAGAGGCATTATGGCTCATAGTGGTATGGATCCTAAGTTATTTAAAAAATTCGAACAAGTATTATCAGGACATTATCATACAGCATCTCAAAAAGACAACATATGGTATCTTGGTAATCCTATGGAATTTTATTGGTCAGATGCACATGATCCAAAATACTTTCACATACTTGATACTGAAACAAGACAAATTGAAAAGATAAGAAATAATTATACTTTATTTGAAAAAATTGTGTACAATGACAAAAAAATAGATTATAATAATTATAATAAAAATTTATCTAAAAAGTTTGTAAAAGTTATAGTTGCAGAAAAGACTGATCCTTTTACTTTTGATAGATTCATTGATAACATTCAAAATCAAGACATATACGAATTAAAAATTGCAGAAAATTTTAGTGAGTTCATGGGCGAGAATGTTAATGATGAAGAAGTTAATTTTGAAGATACAACAGAGATAGTAGATTCATACATTGAAGCAGTGGATACTGATTTAGATAAAGATAAAATAAAGATCCAAATGAGAGAATTGATGACTGAAGCACAGGCACTTGAAATAGCATGATAATTTTCAAATCTATTAAATATAAAAACTTTTTATCTTCTGGTAATTACTTCACAGAAATACCATTAAACAAAAACAAATCAACATTAATAGTTGGTCATAATGGTGCAGGTAAATCAACAATGCTTGATGCCATATCATTTGCATTGTTTGGTAAACCACATCGAAAGATAAGTAAGAATCAACTTGTTAATTCTATAAATCAGAAACAAGCAGTTGTTGAAGTAGAATTCTCCATAGGTAAAGCACAATTTAGAATTGTAAGAGGCATAAAGCCTAATGTGTTTGAAATATGGAAAGATAGAAGCATGATTAATCAATCATCGCATGCATTGGAATACCAGAAGATTCTTGAACAAAATATTTTGAAACTCAATCATAAGAGTTTTCATCAAGTAGTAGTATTAGGTTCGTCATCCTTTATCCCCTTTATGCAACTTAATGCTGGTCACCGTAGAAATGTTATCGAGGATCTTCTGGATATTAATATTTTTTCTAAGATGAATATTATATTAAGAGAAAGAAATTCTACACTTAAAGAAAACATTAATACGATTAATAATGAAACTAATATAGTTAAAAGTAAGATAGAACAACAGACAAAATATATTCGTGATATCGCTGCAGTTACTGAAGAAAATAAAGTTAAATATGAAAAACAAATTGAAAGTGCTAGAAAAAGAATCAGTGTTCTACAAAACGAAAATAATGAATTAAGTAAAGAACTTGAATCAAGTACAGCTAATGATGAGCTAAAAGAATTACAGAAAGAAAAAAATAAAATTATAGGTGATATCGCAACTATAAAACAAGAAATGAAAGCAATAGCAAAGCGTGGAATGTTTTTAGAAAAAAATGATGAATGTCCTACGTGTGAACAACCTATACAAAACAAAACTAAACTTATATCTGAAACTAAAAATGAAGCTTATCAAGTTCAATCTTCTTTAAGCATGGTAGAAAGTAATGGTTCAATAATCGATGATCAAATTTCTTCATTAGAAGATACTATCGCTGATATCAGAAAAAAGACTGATACTATTAATGTTAATAATAGAGAGATAGTTTCATTGAATCAAAGTAATGATGAATTATCTAAATACTTAGAAAGTGAAGTTGCTGCAGACTTAACTGGTGCTAGAAAAGATTTAGAACAAATGAAAAATGATAAAGAAAGTTTGTTCGAAGAAAAACTCAAGCTAAATGAACAGTTTGGATATAATAACGTTATAGCAGAAATGTTAAGAGATACTGGCATTAAAACAAAAATAATAAAACAATACTTGCCAACTATTAATAAACTTGTTAACCAATATCTACAAGTACTAGATTTCTTTGTTCACTTTAATCTAGATGAAAACTTTAATGAAACAATAAGATCTCGACACAGAGATGATTTTACATATGATTCATTTAGCGAAGGCGAAAAACAAAGAATTGATTTATCTTTACTATTTACATGGAGACAAATAGCAAAGATGAAAAACTCAGTAGCTACTAATCTACTGGTACTCGATGAAACATTTGATTCATCACTTGATCATGACGGCATTGAAAACTTACTTAAGATATTATATACTCTTGATGAAGGTAGTAATACTTTTATTATATCTCACAAGGGTGATATACTTGATGGCAAGTTTGAATCTAAGATTGAGTTCTTTAAAGATAGAAATTTTTCTAAGATAAAAAATTAAATGTTTACATTTATTAAAAACTGGTGTATAATATACTATAAAATTAATAAGGAAGGTTTATTATGGAATTAAGTGAAAACACTCTACAAATCTTAAGAAACTTTTCAGGCATTAATCAAAATTTATTGATTAAACCTGGATCGAATATTAAGACTATTAGCGAAGCACGAAATGTAGTAGCAACTGCCGATGTTACTGAAAGCTTCGAAAAAGATTTCGGCATTTACGATTTAAATGAATTTATTGGAGTAATGGGTTTAGTCGATACTCCATCATTAAAGTTTGAAGATGACTTTGTTACTGTTTCTGATTCATCAGGTAGATCTAAAGTAAAATATTTCTATGCTGCAGAAGAAACATTAACGTCACCTGCAAAAGATGTGAATATGCCTGATGGAGATGTTAAGTTTACATTAGATAATGATACACTTAACAAGTTAAAGAA